TCGGAAATAGTTCTAGTATAGATGGAAATCTTTTGTTTGTTTCAACTGTTTCTGCAGTAAAAATGTATAAAAGAAGTGGATACGATTGGAATTATACTTCTATATTTAAAAATTTAAGTTCTGAACAACCATATAACATAAGTTTCAAAAATAATAACGGTATTATATCTTATTATGATGGTTCAGTTCAAATATTTGAAAATGATGGATATGACAATTATTCAAGCGTGTATTTCTTGTCTGCAATCGGTTCCACATCTGAAGGATTTGGAAATTGCATAGATATTTCTGAAAATTTTGCTGTTGTTGGTGCACCTTATAAAGATTCATATTATACTGATGAAGGTGCTGTATACGTTTTTTCTAAAACTGCATCTTGGAATTTTACCGAAATTCTTTCAGGTGGTGAAATACCTGAAGCATATTTTGGAAATAGTGTCTCACTATTTGATGGTGTTTTGGCAGTTGGTGTTCCCAGGAAATCTGTAGGATTAAATGCCAGAGCAGGTGTAGTTAATATTTATGATTTGGGTACAAATGGATCTTCAATTCTTAGAAGCATATATACTCCAATTAATTTGGCTCCAAATGTAAACATGGGAACAGAAGTTGATTTAAAAAATTCTATTTTAGCTACCCGTACCTATGATAGTGTTTCAGTTTTCAGTTTAAGTTGTGCTCCGATTTTTGTTCCTCCAAGCATAGTTCCTCCTTGTGCCATTCAATTAATTTCCAATATAACATTTGGTTTCGTAAAGAAAATAGACCAAACTGGATATGTTTTAACAATACAATGTCCAAAACCACCGCTTACACCTTTAAGCGCATTTTGTGCATTGGTTACTGTTCTAAATGACTATCCAATTTATTCTGTAAATGGATATGATGTACTCAGTCCGATTTATTGTCCTATTACAGGAATTAACATAGGATTTTAATTATGAATTATAATACGGCAATCATATATCTAACAGCAGATGAAAACTTCATATCATTTTCAACAATTGATGGGTATGTTTATAATGATCCTTTGTTAGGATATTCATTTACATATAATAATATATTAAGTTCTGCAACATTTTTAGGTCTCAGTGGTTCTCCTGCTTTGTCTGCATTGCCATTATCTGCATATACAAATACTTCCACATTTCTGTCTTCAAATAATATCGTTGTTCGTAGACATGAATTTAATGAATTCATATTCACAGGACCTGTTATTATAAATTATTCTTTAAAAAACGTACAACAAAGTTTATATAAAATAGAAAAAATAATAGGAAATTTAAACAATACTATTATTGAAAACAATATAGATCTTTTAAATTCATCTTCTTCTTTTTTAAATGGTTTGACCGCTACCTACGAAACACAATCTGAATTTTCAAAAACCTATAATGAGTCAATCAGCTGTTACCGAGAAAATTTTTATGTGGATGTGTTTGATGTATCATTCAGAATCAACCAACCCAGTCTTTTTGATATAACTTCAAAATATAAAATAATAAATTATCAAATATTGGATGATAATCACTCATATCTTTTAACCCTTCAAGGTTATGAAGATAGAAACATTCATTATGCCGTTTTAGGTACAGATTCAACAATTTTTGTATCACCATCTTCAATTACCCGAACTTACCCCAACCTTAATTTTTCAATATCATAAAGCATGTAACCCCAACACTTTAATAAGTATTTTTATGATCGTAAAGGAATTTAACACGAATAACTGGTCTGAATTGGATCCTCAGTATCAACCAGATATGAATTTTGTTACAAAAAAACAAAAAGTTTATTCTGATTCTTGCATGGTTTTTTCGTTTCCACAGTTTTTAAAAAGCAATTATGATCAAAAAACAAATAATTTTTCAACTTTGGCACTCACATCTTCACTTCAGATAAGTGATGCTTTTGAAATTCAGACGCCAGAATCTATTGGGAATGGGTTTGTGACTGTTATAAACAACGGTATAGATTCTATATCCAATACAGCAAAAAGATATTGGTTGGCAATCCCTTCTTCATCAAAAAAATATCTTGAAATAGATACAAATAATTCACTGGCTGAAAAGAATCCTGACTTTTATTTTGAAATTGATTTTTTAAAAGATAATACATGCCGAGTATCTCATAATTACTATAATGTAAAATATTATTTAAATTTCAATTTGCTTTCCAATCAAGTAGTTTTTCTATCTGCAGACAGTAATATTTTTACGCCAAATGTTTTGGAAAAACAAAAATTTGAATATATTTTTGACCAGCCCAACAAACTTATAGCATTCTTTTATAGAAAAAATAATAATGTTTATACTTTAACAAAATCCGGATCTTCATTATTTTTCAGTCCTCTTACAGGTTCCAATATACAATTCACAGAAAATAATGTGTTTAATTTGAATCCTGTAAAATTTACTTTATTGAATTCTATTTCTTCATTTTGGTTTGAATACACAAAACAATACGATACCAATAATTTGAATGTTAATTGTGCTATGACAGAAAAAGATTCAAATCAATTAGTATTTCACTCAGAATATAACAATATAAATTCATCGGAAATGCCATTTAATATTGTTAATCAAAAAACTTCATTAACACCATCTTCAAATAATATATCTTCGGCAGACAATAAAAAGCAAAGAAATTATGTTTCTTTGAATACAGGTTCAAAACAAGAATCAGGAAACATAAAGTTTTCATCAAATTACCAAAATAGTATAAATGAATATTCCTTTGTTCCTGAAAAAATAACATATTTTCATACACCTGTTCAAATGGGTCCGCACAAAATGATTAATATCAATGACACAAATTTGGTTGAATCTGGTTCTATTTTTTCAAATACTCCCGAATTTTCCGATAAGGTTTGGAAAAAAATGTCCGATTACAGTCTCACTTCAAAATTCGGAAATCCTTTTGGTGAAGTAAACGGAACCTGGTTATGTTCCTGGTTGAGTGGATCAACAGATCCGGACACTTTACCTGTGTGGTATGATCGTTATTTTGTTCCGAATAGAACAACAAGAGAATCTGCATTTTCAGCTTCAAATGTTTATGTTTATACAAGTCATTATGATTGTGTTACAGATAAATCCAATCGCACTAATGAAGTTTTTGATGTGCGAAGTCAATTAACATTCGAACCCTATACTTTATATGCATATTACAGAACTGGAAAAAATGATATTTTAAATCTTAAAAATCAAAATATATACAATCTTCTGTTTGAACAGATAAATGAATATTCAGATGTAAACGGATCGGTATTGACAACAGAAAAGGGAAATTATTTGTTTTATGGAAACCAATACGGTTCATGTGATACTATCAATAGCAGATCTTTTAACAATCAATTTACAATTTTATTTTCACTGTTTAGCAAAGACTTTTCCAATCCATTCGGTCATCAATTGATAGGGAATTATAAAAATCGAGGATTAGGAATTTATTCTGACCGTTCCGTTACACCATTTTTAAGAATTATAAAGGATAACAGTGTCATTATATATGACGCAAAATTCAATCAAATAGATAAAATAGATTTTAAAAATAAAATTATACAAATTGTTCAATTGGAAAGTTTAGATGATTATTTTGTTTTGGATAATCAAGGTGAATTGTTTCAATTAGATTCAAAAAATACAATTTTTGACAGTACATTTTTTGGACCGCTTTCCACTACCATATCACATGTTTCTGATGATTTTTACACTCACTTTTTAGTTTCATCTGCGGGTGATGTGGTTTCTTACAATAGAAACACTGAAGATATAGCCTACAATTCATTTAACCGATTATTTTCAGTTTCACCAATGACAAGGGCCAATGATTTGAAAAAAATAGGGGATAATTTATATGTGATAGATGGAAAAAATGCTCAAAGGTTTGATCCATACAGAATTTTTTATATTAAAAATGGTGAGATTGTTGAATGGAATGTTTCTACAAACAACATAGAAACACGAATGTACAATAGTAGCGGAACAATTCTATCCTATAAATTGGATGAAAATAACAATTTCTATATTTTCGATAATAATTCAACCATGTATGTTCATAATTCAGCTGGTTTTATTGTGACCACATTACAATTACCAATATCTTCCAGCACAGTTATTGCCAGTGATTATTCAAAAATTTATTCAAATGGTCAAAAAGTGGAAACCATTTATGCAGTTTGTTCATCATCAGATTCAAATTTAATTGTTGGAATAAATCCAAAGAAAATATCAGCATTCGATTCGACTGTTTATTCTTTTAATTATAAATTATCAGGAACCAGATTTTCAGGATTTTGTAATTCAAATTATAATAAAGAATTTTTAGATTTTAATTATCCTTCCCATACGATTTCTGTAAGACTAGGACTTCCTAATTTATATGCCTATAATAATTTTGATGAGATCAATTTAAAATTTGATGCGACTCAATTAAATTACGGATATCACGAATTTGCTTTAAGTGTAGATTCAATTGATGGTATAGCCAAACTTATGGTGAATGGAAGGGTTGTTGATACCAAAAATATAAGTCCAGGAAAATACACATTTAGCAACATCATAACCGAACCTTTTTCATTTGGTTCCACGCAATATTTTGCAGGTACAGAATTGTTTCAAACATTAAATAAAATACAAAATGCATTTTTAGTAGGAAACGTGATGATGCGAGATGTATTTTTCTTTACAAAACCTTTAAATTATTATGAAATTCGTCTATTGCAGAAGCTTTCTAAAGATATAAAACCTATCAATTTTATTCTTCCTTCAGAAACCAGAAATTATACAGAGACTGTACAGCAATTTTTCCGCCAAAGAGTTCCTTATCACAAGTCGCCTTTTGTGGACATATCCATAAATAATTCTAAAATTTCAAATAAACAAGCAAGAAATTATGTACAAGAAAATTTAAATCTAATTCTGATGAATAATCTTCCGTATTATACAAAAATCAGCAAACTAGTTTGGAGGGAAAACGTATGATTTCCATATCCAAATCATTTGAAGAAAGTCCTTTTTTGTTTGATAGGGTTACAGGCGATTTTATAAAATTACCGTATGATTTTTCAAAAATAGAAATTCCAGTAAACGAATTGGGCATATCTGGTGCAATCAATCTAAAATTGGATTATTTCTTTGAAAATCTGATTTATTTATATTCACAAAGCAAACTTTTAACCAATCAAATTCCTTATCAATATTCAAGTTGGCTTGGAATTGTTTCCGGAAAAAATTACGTCTCTTGGAACCAAAGCAATGTTCCAAATACAAGCGCTGCTCCATTTACAAACGCCGGTCTTTCTGCTATGGATTTTCTTCAAGATTTGGTGACAGTAAAGACAGAAAATGATAAAATTTTATTTATCGGAACTCAGGGCCAGGAAATTGTTTATGCAACAACTGATACAAACTATTCTTCATTCACAGTCATTTTATCATCTCCTTATATTGATGAATTTACTCAGCTTAGAAATGGAAATGTTACAGACTTAATCGTAGACGGATATAATCTGTATTCAATCGATTATATAAACAACACTGTGATTCTTTATGATATTGAAGGATTTATTGGCGGAGAAAATATAAAAAATAACAAACGTTATATTAAAAAGATTATTGGCGGTGAAGGTGGAAGATATGATAACGGGGCGTTTACAAATCCATTTGCAGCGGATTTTTATAATTCAACACTGGTTGTCATGGACAGTGGAAATGCTTGTTTGAAATTTTATGATTCTGATTTGAATTGGCGTTATTCCTTGGTTGTGAATCGAATTTTTAGAAATTATGAAATTGTAGATATAAAACTTCATAAAAATAAACTGACAGGAAACACTGATATTTTGATGCTGTCTAAAAATAATAAAATAATAATTTTAAAAATATTAGATTCTTCATTTGATGTTATAGATTTTTCAGAAGAAACAACAACAGGTGAAATTGGTATTAAATTTGTTTTTAGTAAAAATAATACAAATATTTTTTATATTCTCACAAACAAATCAATTTATAAAAAATTCTTTACACGACCTCAGACAAGAATTGGAAAATTTGATCTGGGTAGAGATGGTGTTAAAAATTACAATTTAAAAGCTGTTGATGTTATTTTAGAGAATGAAAATGATACATTATTTGGATTTTCAAGAACTTCATTATCATCCACTCTTTCCTGTGGACAATTTTTAAAGTTTATCGAACCTAATTTTACAAATAATATGTTATATTCATATGATTTTGACATTTATAGCAAAGATCAAATTCATATTAAAGATGAAGAATACTCACAAGCTGTTACGTTTAACAAATCAATTGTTAAATTGATAAACAATAATTATACGCTTTTAAACCAAGCCAGACAAAGATTTAAGTTTGATTTAGACGCTTATCTTCCATTATCTGCAGTTGATATTCAAATGACAAACAAGGACATTTATCAAAGTTATAAATTTATAAGAGATATCTACATTGATGATTCTGTTTTGAATGATCAGAATTTGGCAATAAATTGTAATAATTTTATTGGAAATAATGAGAATTTTCAAAGTGACGTTATAAATCGATGCCTTTATAGGGTATATTTGCAACAATTAGCTCTTTTAAACATATTTCAGGGGGATACTCCATTACCGATACCCTTGATAATTTGGAATTGTAATATTGTTACAATAGCAAATGCCGACCTTATGCAAGGAGTTGGTGATGGTGCATTTTTAATCAGCATATTGTGCAATTGATTTATTAAATAATTATATGGCTGGAAATTACCCTTTTCACGGAAAACTGCATAGATCAGCACACCATACTGATCCTACACCGGGTGTAACAGAAAGCGGTACAGATCCCGTTGCTGCGCCATCAGCACCGTTTAAAGGAATTTTCCATACTCTTTCAGAAGGTAACAGTTATCAATGGTATAATGCTTATACATATGTTAAATCCAATAGCGCTAACTGGGCTGTTCTGAATGCAGATAATGTTTTTCAGAAAAATATAACAATTTTAGGAAATTTAACTGCACTAGGAAATTCCGTATTCCGAGACACCATATTCACAACCACAAGTGCTCTTAGTGTAGTGAATGTTGGAATTGGACCAGCACTTTATGTTGCACAGGCTCCTGGAATTTATGATATTGCTAGTTTCTATGATTTGGATGGAATCGAAGTTCTTCACGTAGGAAATGCACTTACATCAGGATCTCTTGGAAAAGTAGGCATAAACACAAGTTTCCCCACAGTAGAATTTACAGTAAACGGAGCAATCAGTTCCAACAATACAATAACTGTTCGGGGTGGAAATAGCAATGAATGG